CTCCCGTGGAAGAGCGTTTGATCGTCGGCCGGTGTCTGAATCCAGTATGTGGTCGCGAACTGGTGGCCGTGAAGGGACAAAGCGAGGTCGAGTGCCATGCATGCGGGAGCAACTGGAACATTCTCGCGGTACTCGCCGCCCGTCGTGAGGAGGTGCGCGTCATGGACGTGAGCCAGATGAAACGGTTGATAACCACTCCCACTGGAGTCACGAGGTGGATACGGAAGAAGACGAACTTGCGCATCACACGGCAGGCGGTGAGCATGTGGATACGACGAGGGAAGATGCCCAAGACCAAGGCCATCGCCGACGGCACCTATGATTTCGACCGCGTCGAATTATGGGATCTGGTCATCGATGTTCTCTCTCAGCATGTATCGATTTGACAACGAAGGCTGTTACCGAGAAATTGAATAGAGTGAGTTTTTCCATATGGAATCTCACGGCAGGCTCAGCCCCGGTTAGCTCCCCAGCGCCGGGGTCAACTGTTCTTCCGCTTCAGATGTAGGATGTTCACAAGATATCCGCAAAGCTGGGGAGCATGCACATGTCATCACATTTAGCTTTTCGCCTTTTCAAGGTTGAAACCTTTCTAAAGGGTTCCAATAAGGCATTGGAAGACGATGTACTTCTGAGTGGTAGGGAACTGATTGAATATGTGGAAGACAGCCTTAGTGTTTTAGAGAAGCATATCGTGAGGGAAAAACCCTCCTTCTTGCTTCATCCTTCACAGTTTGAGGAGCATGAACCCATCGAAGGAGATCCTTGTTTCCTCGTTCTTTCGTATGAGAGGAGCGAGAGGCTAATTGCAGCCGTGGTTTCCCGAGGAACGTATGGGGAGCTCGACAAGCTGGTCGGTAGCTCAACTGATACGACTCAGGTAATCAGAGATAAGGCGGCGACGACCGATTATCTTGTGAAAATAGCTTTTCCAGAAAATAGCAACATTTGCTATGTCGCCGCTCAAGTTCGTGGCGTGAGGAATGCTGGAGATGAATTGTTCCGTGTTATTTCTCACGAGCAGCACAAACTGGCATCGCGGGTTGAGAACGGAGAAGTGGTCGTCAAAGACGATTGGTACAACCTGAGGGCCACGCCGATTATGGACGGGAAGAGGCTCGACAGTGTTCTGAACGGTGCCGACGTGACCGGAATGACGCTCACGCGCCGAGGCGTCACGAATTCTGGAGGCAGGCAGAAAGGGAAAACGAAGATTGCTGTCGGTCTGACACACCTAGACGATACAACAAAATTTAAGATCAAACAGGTACTTGAGAAGTGGATCACGAGGCGGAAGGGCGGAGTGGGATCCACACCCAGCGCCGGAGCTTCAGAAATAGCGACCGCCTTCCCCTCGGGGTATCTGAAGCCAGATGATTCCTGGGACGATGGAAAGATTTCATATATTGAAAATAATCGGACAAAGACCATCGCCGAGCGGGACATCGACAGGCTGTTCGTTTATCCCATGCCCGATGGCTCCACTCTCTCGAGAATGTGGGAGGAAGCGAATCTGCGATTGAGAAATATCGGAAAGGCGGATAGCGTAGAGATTCCGGCGGTGGATTAACAAAGATCGATACAGGAGATGAGTCATGGCACATCTTCCCATAAGTATCTATAGGGCACAGTATCGAGCGATGCTGAATTATGGAACCTCGAGACCGTTCAAGAAGAATGGCTCACGAATGGCCTTCACGTATGCTCTTCCAGTACTGTGCGCTTTTTTTGCCATCATCTTCAAAATGAGATTGACTTTTTCCGATTCGCTGCTGGCGGCATTGGGAATCTTGGCAGCCGCCCTCATCACGGCCTTTAGCCAGCTTGCTGTCTGGAGACAATCCCTCACGGCGGAAGGAAGCACAAAGAAGATGGCGCATGAGCCAGAACGCTGGTTGCTGGATACCTCCGTTTCTCATCTTCTAGCCGGCGCGTACAGCGCGATAATCGCATGTGTCCTAATCGTATTGACAAAAGCGGTCACCATCCCACCAGATTTTCCATGGCTGCTACACGAGGTTGGTTGCGGATTGATAATTCTCGTGACAGTTCATGTCGTTGCTAGCTTGGCGCTCGCTTTGCCCGGTTTGTACGATTCCTATGTGCAGCTCAACAATGTTGATCCGTTGCTGAATGGCCAGAATAAAGAATAATGAGTGTGAGAGCATTGGCTTGCTAATTCAGCGTAGTGAGCATTCTGTTCGTCTATCGTGACGTGAGGGGACTGCACCATGCCCAGAGCTAACCCACGCCGAGCAAACGGGCACAGGCGAGACGAGATGAAGCGCAGAGTGTTCGCCGCCTACGACGACTGCTACATCTGCTACCGCCCAGTAGACAAGAGCCTGCGCTGGCCGAACCCATGGAGCGGAGTCGTAGACGAGACCATACCCATCGCACGCGGAGGAACACTCACGTTCAACAACAGCGGACTCGCACACGCATGGTGCAACAGGATCAAAGGCACACACAGCCTCGAATGGGCACGCAACGAAGTCAAACGACTCCTCAACGGCACCGACCCCGACGGCCTCATCAAACCAACCTCGAGGAAATTCACCACCTCCGAATGGTGACCACGGTGGGGACGGTATCCCCCACACGGCAACCAAAGCCCCCTCCGCTGCAGGGCTAATATCTCCCCGGGTTTACCTTTCAGCGTTCGAACGCTGAATAATCCGGTTTTATTCTTTTCATCTTTCATTGTGTTCTCTTGGATTAGGGGTGGTTCGTGTGAGTGATTCGCTACCGCTGAATAATCCGGGTCCCATCAGTGTTGATTTGCGGGTGTGCCCGATCTGTTCGACGACGTTCATTCCGAGGAAGACCGGTCGTGAGCAGGTGTACTGCTCGAAGCGCTGCAGCAACCGTGCCGCCTATTTGAGGAAGAAGGGAGAAGCTGCACCGCCTGCAAGCAAGTCGAAGAAGCAGATTCGGAAGAAACGACCTGTAAAGAAGAAGACCGCGGCTTCTCCCGATATCTCTCCGGAGAGGTTCGACGACATGATGGATCCTCCCGGCTCCTATGAGGACATGCTGCGTCTCTCCTTACGGACTTTGAAGACCGCGATGGGTGAGGCCAGTCCCAAGGACCTGCCCGCCATTTCGAAGCAACTCCTCTCCGTGAGCCGCGAGCTTGAACAGTATGCCGATTCAAACGACTTCCTCAATGAGGACACCGAGGTGGAGGAAGATGACGAACAATTCGAGCAGACGGTTATCTGACCTCGCCAGTCATCTGATACTCCCAGAAGGCATCAAGTCGACCGGTTGGCCTGCGGTGCGCAAGGCGGCCGCAAAGTGCGGCATCGAGTATGACGAGTGGCAGAACGGACTGGGCACCTGCATTCTCGGCAAGCGAGCCGACGGCCAGTATGCTGCCGGCATCGGTGGCGTGGTTATGAGCATCTGCAGGCAGGTGGGCAAGACGTTTTTGATCGGCACGATGATCTTCATGCTGTGCGTCCTCACGCCAGGTCTCAAGGTCCTGTGGACCGCGCATCGGTCCAGAACCTCCGACGAGACGTTCAAGACCATGCAGGGACTGGCCCGCAAACCCGGCATCAGCCGCTATATCAAGAACGTTCGCCAAGCCAACGGCCAACAGGAAATCGAATTCACCAACGGTTCCCGCATACTCTTCGGAGCACGTGAGAACGGATTCGGACGAGGTTTCTCCGACGTGGACATGATCATCATGGACGAAGCCCAGATACTCAGCGAAAAAGCCCTCGACGACATGGTGCCCGCCATGAACACCGCGAAGAACCCACTGCTCATCATGATGGGAACACCGCCCAAACCCAGCGATCCCTCCGAAGTGTTCACCGAAAAAAGACTCCAGGCGCTCGCGGGAACCGATGACATGCTCTACGTCGAATTCTCCGCCGACCGCAATGCCGACCCCGAAGACCGTGAACAATGGGCGAAGGCGAATCCAAGCTACCCCGTGAGGACCTCTGAATCCTCAATCCTTCGCATGAAGCTCAATCTCGGGGATGACAGTTTCCGCCGTGAGGGCTTAGGCATCTGGGACGAGAGCACGATTATTACGGCCATCGACCAGAAGAAGTGGGAGACGACGCGAGTCGAGCAGCGCAAACCCGGCGGATGGAACAGCATCGGCGTGGATATGCCCCCGGACCGCGCGTCATTGGCGATCGGAGCGTGCAGAGCCTATGAGTCGGGCGACGCTCATATCGAACTCGCTGTGTTCAGGGATACGAAGACCTATGGGACCTCATGGGCGGTGGATTGGATCGTGGAGCGTTGGCCTCGCATGAGCGCAGTCGTCATCGACGCGCAATCCCCCGCCACGGTCCTCGTCCCCGATCTCAGACGCAGAGGCGTGCATGTGACCCTCACCGGCCCCACCGATATGGGGCAGGCCGTCGGTCGGTTCCAAGACATGCTGCGTGATGGAAAACTCCATCATCTCGAACAGGAGCCGCTCGATCTCGCGGTCAAGGGCTGCACTCTTCGCAAGATCGGTCAGGCGGGTGCCATGGGCTGGAACAAGCTCGGCAGCGACGTTGACATCAGTCCGCTCGTCGCCACAACTCTGGCTCTCCATGGAGCCAAGACCTCACGACGCAGACCAGGAACAACCCAAAGGATGGTGAGACTTCCATGATCGTTTTCCCCAGCACCATCAGCGGTTTGCGCCGTGATGAGCAGGACCTCTACCGCAAGCTTCTGCGCAGGCTCTATAAGAAGAGGAAGCGCAATAGGCTGCGCTCCACGTATTACAACGGGCGCAACGAGCTGCATGACATCGGCTACTCGCTTCCACCGATCGCCAAGGACATCGAAATCGTGGTGGGTTGGCCGGAGAAGGCCGTGGAGGGATTGGCGAATCGGGTGCGTCTCGACGGAGTTCTTCCCGATGAGGGCACAGAGCTTTCCGCAACCGTCGATCATCTCTTGGAGGACAACGATCTGGCGCAGATGGCGCAGTCGGTGCATACCGACGCGTTCGTTCATTCCTGTTCGTTCGTCGCCGTTCTCGCCGGGGACATCTCGATCGGAGAGCCTGAAGCGATCCTGCAGGAGTTCACCGCTGACACGGCCACCGGTGAATGGGACAAGCGGCGCAAAAGGTTGAAGACGGCGCTGCTCTTCGAGACAGACGATTCCTCGGAGAACATCACGGCGGCCTATCTGATGACCTACGAGCAGACCATCACCATCATTCCAACCGGGGACGGCTGGCACGTCTCCGAACGCTACGTCGATGGCTCGGGGCGCATCCCGTGCGAGCTGTTCGCGTTCAAACCCGATTCCAAACGTCACTTCGGCCGCTCCCGCATCAGCCGCACCGTGATGAGCCTGACCGACAGCGCAGTGAGGACCTTCACCCGCTCCGAAATGCAGGCCGAACTGTATTCGGTCCCTCCCCGCTACTTCCTCAACGCCGACGAATCCATCTTCACCGACGAGAACGGCGACCTCATACCGAAATGGAAGGTTCTGTTGGACCAGACCCTCGTTCTCCCCTACAACGAGCGCGTCGACAAGCAGGTGGAGGTCGGACAGTTCCAGCAGGCGAGCTTCGAACCGCATGTGGCGCAGCTGCGCCAGACGTCCACCATGTTCGCCTCCGCGACCTCGCTACCACCCGACGCGATGGGAGTTCTCACCGACAACCCAAGTAGCGCCGAAGCGATCGACAAAGCCACCAAGGAGCTGTGCCTTCTGGCGGAGGAATGCCACGTGTGGTTCGGCAAACCATGGGAACGCATCATCGCCCGCGCCCAATTGGCGGCAGGAACCGACGGAGACCTTCAAGCCGTGCATCCGCTCTGGCGCAACCCCTCGACCCCGAGCAAGGCGGCAGCGGCGGACCTCGCGCTGAAACTCGTACAGGGAGGGGTTCTCCAACCCGATTCCGAAGTCACCTACGACATGCTCGACTTCACCGACCAGCAGCGGCGAACCCTCAGGGGCGAGCAGCGGCGCAGGCAAGCGCGCGAATACATCGCAACACTGACGAACGGAGCACAGAATGTTTCTCAGCAATCTGGATCTGCCTCCGCAAACGGCTCAGGCTCTGGAACTGGGAATCAACGATCTTCGTGACGACTACCTCGACGGCCTCGCCGACCTGCGCAAGCAGGCGCAGCTGGCCGCCGAAACCATCATCGAGGAGAACGGCAACGACCTCGCCCTGCTGCGCCGCTCGTACGAGGAGTATGCGGCCAAGACCAACGAGCTCGCCAAACGCTACTATTCCGGAGTCCGCGACCTGTGGAGCACCCTCGCCGACATCGACATGGAAAGCTTTGACCCCACCACCATCGATGCAGACCACGCAGCATGGAAGCAATTCGGAGGACTCAACAACACCGACCATCCCGGCTACGACCTCGACTCGATCAGGACCGGGCGCAACAAAGCGCACCTAAGCGTCGATGACATGTGGAACCTCGGGATACGAAACCTCGACACACAAGGACTCATCAACCTCGCGAGCCAGATAGTACGCAACACAGCACGCCTGACCATCGAGGAATCCGCCGAGAACGACCCCACCAAACCCCTCTACGCTCGCGTGCCCTCAGGAGCGAAAACCTGCGCCTTCTGCCTCATGCTCGCCTCCCGCGGCTTCGCCTATTCCACCGAGAAAACCGCAGGCGGCGAAGAGGAGAAATACCACAACGACTGCGACTGCACCATCATCCCCAGCTGGGGGAAAACACGATTGCACGGATACGATCCCGACGCGCTCGCAGACATGTGGAGGAACGCGACGAATGCCGCCGATGGAGGAGATTACCGGCTCGCGCTCTCGAAGATGCGCCGCATGTATCCGCGTGATCTCACCGACGGGCTCTACACGGCCAAGAAGAGGGCCGGGTGGAGCGTTGAGAAGAACATCCTCTCCATGCGCGGCGAGAGAAGCCTTTCCAAGAAGGCTTGGGACACCCGGCAGAAGAAGCTAGGCATTCCTCTCTCGAAGGACGTTCTCGAGATGCACGAGATCGTGCTTTTGGAAAGATTCAAAGCCTTGGGCAACAAGTACGAGTGGATACCCAAAGATCCAGATGGAAAACCCACAAATGATTTCCGCTGGATAGAGAAGAATACAGATTTCGAAGTCAAATCTATGGCATCGCTTAAATACAAGAGCGTTTCCAACCGGATAAGAATGGCTGCTGAAAAAGCCGCCAAGCAAAACGTTACCAAGGACTCGTTCATCATCGACTATGGCAATGCCCATATCCCAGACAAGCTCATCACCCAACTTGAGAAATACAATCTCGAACACAAGTCGAAGCTGAATCAGCTTTATGTTTTCGATTCAACAGGTCTTCGAAGAATCGACTTGAAATAGTAAGGGCCAGGGATAACCCCCCGACTGATGTTCCAGTCCTATGGCTGGTCGCGTGGGATCCCTGACCTGGTCTCAGTATATCAAATCTTGGTGGATTACCCCAGAGGTCAAAGGGAACCGACTGTAACTCGGCAGCCATGCGCTTCGCAGGTTCGAATCCTGCATCCACCACTTTCGCGGACCCCGCACGCCGCGTCGCTAACCGTGCGTCCATCACCAGAAGGAAGAAAACATGCACCGCAGCAGATTCATCACCGAACGACTCCGCCACCTGATGTTCATCGCTCAGGAAGGCGAAGGCGGTTCCCAAGGGAACGACCCCGAACCCCCATCCGAGAACGGCAGCGGAACCGGGGAGCAAGGCAAAGACCAGTCGAAGGACTTCAGCCGGGCCTTGGCGAAACGAGCGGCCGAAATCGAAGCCAAGTACCCGCATTACGACGAGTACAAGGAGAAGGCCGCAAAGTTCGACGAACAGGCGAACGAATCTAAAACGGACATCGACAAGCTCAACGAACGGCTCGCCAGCATCGAGAAGGAGCGCGACGACCTCAAAGCCGCGCAGGAGCGCCAGACGCTCATCGGCTCGATCGCACAGGAGACGGGGCTGCCCGTCAGCGTCATCTCCATGCTCTCCGGTGACGACACCGATTCGCTCAAGCAGCATGCGCAATCCCTCAAGGAACTGATGGAGACCAAGAACACGGAGCGACGCAAAGGAGCTCCGAACGCCGCGCACCGCAAAGAGAATCTCGAACCCACGGGCGACGAGACCCCCATGAGCCTTCTACGCGACGCTTACTCCGAATAGCAATCATCTGAAAGGAGCCAGAAATGGCACTCACACTGGCCGAATCGGCCAAACTATCCCAGAACTCCCTGCAGCGCGGGGTTTTGGAGACCTTCGTGCAGAACAACCCAGTCCTCGACCGCATCCCCTTCATGGACGTGGAAGGAAACGCTTACTCGTACAACGAGGAAGCGACCCTGCCCGGCGTGGCGTTCCGCGGCGTGAACGAGGCGTACACCGAATCCACCGGAACCGTCAACCAGAAGAGCGAGAACATCGTGATTCTTGGCGGGGACGCGGACGTCGACCGCTTCATCCAGCAGACCCGTTCGAATCTGAACGATCAGCGCGCCACGCAGACCGCGATGAAGGTGAAGGCGCTCAGCTACCAGTTCCAGTCGACCTTCTTCAACGGAGACGTCTCCACCGACGCGAAGAGCTTCGATGGTTTGAAGAAGCGTCTCACCGGTAATCAGGTCATCACCTCCAAAGCCGGGGTTCCGGTTCTGGGCGACGGAGGCAAGGACGTGCACGCCTTCCTCGACCAGCTCGACGATCTGCTCTCCCGCGTCAACGGCATCAACGCTCAGAACGGCAGCATCTACATGAACTCCGCCTTGTTGGGGCGCTTCCGCTCGGCGCTTCGCCACATCTCGTATGACACGACACTGCAGCAGGACGTCACGGGCAAGCGCGTGCTCATGTGGAACGGCATCCCGGTTCAGGACGCTGGGGCCAACACCGATGGTTCCATGGTGCTCGCGCAGAACGAGACCCTTGGCACCGGTGAGACAGCTGTCCCCGACACCTCCAGCATCTACGCCGTCAAGTTCGGCTCCGACGAGGGCGACCAGGGCGTCACCGGACTCTCCAACGGCGGCGTCATGGTGGATGATCTGGGACTACTGCAGGAGAAGCCGGCCTACCGCACACGCATCGAGTTCTACTGCGGTCTGGCCGTGTTCAGCGGCAAGGCGGCAGCACGGCTGAGCGGAGTGCTCAATGCCTAGCGCGAAGAAGACCAGCGAAAGCGCTGATACAGTCTCCACCGACATTCTCGACGAGCCGGGTCCTGCGGAAACCACCACAGAACCTGAACCCGCGAGCGAGCCCGCCGAAGAGCCCCATGCCGAAGAAACGGGGGCCACGGCAGTCTCGCACTCCCCCGCACGCATGGAAACTTTCACCGTAACCCGCCCAGACGGGAAACGAGTACAAGTGACGCGCAACATCGACACCGGCGAACAGAGCGTGAGCGAAATCTAGGAGGCAGCAATGACGAATCCACAGCCGTTCGCCACCATCACCGACCTCGAAGGCCGCTGGCATCCGCTCCTCGACGAGGAAAAGACGCGTGCGACACTACTGCTCGACGACGCGAGCGACAAGATTCGTCTCCGAGTCCCCTCGTCCAACGATCCCCAATGGGTGCAAGCCCATTCCCTCACCCTGAAGCGCGTCTGCTGCGCGGTCGTGAAACGCGCCATGCAGCAGATGGCATCAGGAGTGCCAGAAGGAGCAACGCAATCCAGCGAGACCAGCGGACCATGGTCGAATTCCGTGTCATGGAGCAATCCGGACGGAAACCTCTACCTCACGAAAGAGGACCTCCGTGATCTCGGAGTCGCACAGCACCGAGCCTTCGTGCTCACAGCAGCACGAGGAGACGAATGATGGAGCAGATCACCGTTCTACGCGGCTCCACCACCGTGGATGCAGATCTTAACGAGATTCAAGGGCCACTGAAACCAACAAGCAGTTTTCAGGCTTTGGTGGCTCCCATCTCATCGACCGACGCGCCTTCGGATTCATCATTGGGGGTCACGGTGGGCTACACGCTCTACATTCGTGGCGATCCTACTGGGATTCTCGATACGGATGTGATCGAGGTGCGCGGGGAACGATTGCCGGTTGCGGGGAAACCTGCGGTCTGGCAGAACCGCGCCGGCGTTCACATCGGCGATGTGGTCACCGTGAGTTTTAAGAAGGGAGCCTGATATGGCGAAGAAGTCAAAGTTTGTGCTGAATCGAAAGAATTTCAGTCAGCAGATTCTGCATAATAAGGTTCTTCTCGATGATGTGCAGGAGCAGATGGAGGGAATGGCTCAGGTTCACCCCTCCATCAAGGTCTACAGAAACGAGGACGGCACCCACGGCAACGTGGTCGCCACAGCTCCCGCTGCTGTGGAAGCCAAGGACGGAGTTCTCACGCAGATGATCAACAAGGTGCACGTATGATGCGCCCGGTTGTGACTCCCGTACGCGTGGAACACTATCTGCTCCCCCTGCTGCGCAAGGCATTTCCCGAGGTCAAGTTCTCCACTATTCGCTCTCGTGCGGATCCACCAACGAATGAGTGCGTGTTGGTCGGAGAGCCTGGGCAATTGTCCACTCCGATTAGCCAGTACGTGCGGCTTCGCATGAGCACGTATGTGACCCGCGCTGACGGTTCGGGTGATTTCCAATCCGCTCAGGAACTGGCCGCGCGCATCGAAGCGGAGATACTCAAGCACGGCACCGACGCACCCTTCATCGATGCCTCCCACGAGTCGGGACCGATTCGCATCGCGGACGAGAACACGCTTTTCGCCTACACGATCATCCTGCTCACCGTCACAGTCGTATAAGCGACACTGACGCATAACTATTTGTAATATTCAGCATGCCGCCACATGCCCCCAATCAATGATTTTGAAAGGACATATGGCAATGGCAGACATTGACACCACTATCACCAGTTCCGGCAACAACAAGGACCTGGTGCGTCTCATCAAGCAGTACGCGCTGTTCCTCTACAAGGCGGACGAAACCTACGTGGTTCCAACCAGCGTGAATTGGACTCCTGACGCGAAGAAGCCCATCGGCTACAGCTCCGAGGATGGTGCCGTGCTCCATCCCGAACCCGGCGACGATACCGAGATCACCGCTCACAACGGCGACATCGTCATCTCCGAGAACTCCGGCGGCTACTGGACTTTGCAGCTCGCCGGCATCGAAGCGCGCAAGGAGGTCATCGAGGCTTACTTCGGCACCACGGTAGACGCAGACGGCGGCATCCACGTCAAGGATGCAAGCACCTCGCAGAAGTGGGGGCTGGTGCTCGCCGCTTTGGATCAGAACGACAAGATGATCGTTCTGTCCGCCGAGTCGGCTCAGGTTTCCGACCGTGACGACGTCTCCCTCGTGAGCACCGACGTGATGCAGTTCAACATGACGTTCAAACTGTTCAAGAACTCCAAGGGCATCATGTTCGACGCCTACGGCATGGTGCTCGAGCCCGCTACGGCTCCGGCAACTGCCTAATCCGGTACGACTTCGGCCGCCGAGCCTGAGACTGAACCCGCCGAATAATCAAATTCTCCCCATGCGCGTAGATGGCGGTCCGCGCGCATGGGGTCACTTTTAGACCGCCAATACATTCTTTGAAAGGACCGCCATGACGGATTACAAGCAAGTCGAAGTCACCATCACCGAAGACGAGGAGAACCTCGAACC